TTTCCGCTAGATGCGTATGTGCCAAGACCAACCTCAAAGTCGGTATTTGCATCATCCACAATGGCGTAGTAGGTGGTATCACCGTTAGACAGCACGGACGAAAAGGTGGCGAAGTTTGCCGTCGCCCCCGCAAGCGTAATCGCTCCCGTGCCTGTCGTCGTGGTGGTTTCTTTTACACGATCAGCAACGACCAAGGCCATAGTTACGCAATCCGAATGATAGCGTTAGAAGCGTCGGGTGTTGGGAAGACGATGGTAAAGTCTCCTGCACTAGACGACTTGTCAGAGCCAAAGTCCAGCACAACAACCGTATCCGTTGTGCTTGTAGCGGCGCCAGTAGTCGTATTGTAAATTAACGCGCCGCGAGCCGTAATGGTAGAAGACCCGAAAGTTAGATCGGCAAAGTCGGTCAACGCCGTTGTTCCTGACGTAGTAGGGGTGACATTGGTTAACGCTCCGCCACCGGCCGAATATCCAGTACCTGACACCTCGTTGGAGGCTGTATAGTCTGTGGTCGCCGCATTAAAACTGGCGCTGTTGGTGTACATTGCCAGCTTAAAGCTGTCGCCGCTAGAGGCAGTAAAGTTGTGTGAGCCTACAAGCAATTCTTGCTTGAATGATGTACACATGTAGTTTCCGCTAAAAGCCATATCAAAGTCTCCTGATGAGTTCGGCTAGGTCTTTTTGCCCCGCATCACACAGAGCGTTGTAAACAGTGGTTCGGTCGCTTTTTATGGCTTCCTTCATGTAATAGACAAGGAGCTTCCCAATGTCAGCCCTAAATGCCTCTGCCTGCGCCCGAACTTCTGGGGCGGCACTTTCTGCTATTGAGACGATCTTATCCAGACATCTCTCGGCAACTTCTTCTGGGGTAAACCCCCTGTTGGACGTTGTTTGCACAAACACGTTTCCAACTGTGGCGTCAATCATCCTCTAGGCTTCCTTACTTCTCCGGAACGATAGCTGTCTGTGGTGCTATACCCTTCGCCCAACTGCTCCAGCTTGCCGAGCGCCTCCATGTACCGTTGCACATACAGTTGCATCAGGTCTGGGTCGCCTTTTAGGTAGGTGTACGCCTCCACAAGACAGCCATAAAGTAGCGTTGACTCGGCGTTTGTTCCTAGCCAGCTAGTGCCGCTTGTCGTCGCTGTGATTGACTCGGGCTTGTGGAAATAATGCAATTCGGCGTTATATGCCGCGTCCGGAGTTGGCCCAAGAATAAATGCAGTTCGGCTAAATATGCCGTAATACTTGGGCGCCCCAGTGGTCGCAGAAGACGGGTATGCCTGCCGGATAAAGTTTACATCCTTAAATATTAGATANTCATACCCGGAGTTATCAATTGACAAAGAATACGGGGTCAAAAAATCCGAGGGCATAACCAANTACTGGCTNCCTGCGGCAACAGACCCTTCCACGTTNTTGCGGAAATCGGGCAACTGCACCGTCTTGAGGATCTTATCCTCCGCCTGCTGGATAATAGTCGGCAGGTTGTTAACAAAACTAGTCTCATTAGACTCAACATAGTCCTGTATTGCCTGCTTCAGGGTGGTAAAAGTGAATGCCATTAGGAAATCTCTACCGTTACGCGCCCAGCCAAGCCTGCCATGTCAAGCCCCACAGTCCGACTGCCAAGAGCTGTATTGCCACCACCAACGGGATCAAAGGCAGACAAAGCGCGGCTTTCGTCAAGTGAATTGTCAGGTCTAGGGTATCTAAGAGCTTGGGCATCACTCGCATTGACATCTCCTAATTTTAATTGAGGCTGATCTTGATCGACCACGTCACGGCCTACTAACAGGCCATTCCAGCGCCCATCTTCAATCTGTCTTACCAGATCCCTTAATGGGTAGCGAAATCCGGTTCGATCACAAAACCCGTAGGCGTGTTTGCCGGTTACATAGCTACTCATAAATTATTGTAGCCCCCCGGCGCCATGTATAGAGCCGCTTTTTCGCGAGAGGCATCCGCCGCTAGGTTCCACTGCTCTTCATAGACCTGCTTGAGCGCAGGTGCAAAGCTCATGGACTCGGGCTTTTTACTGGCAACGTAATACGCCAGACCAGCTACTAGACACGGAAGATACCTCGCAGGCACATCCATGTTGTTGGATGCTGGCTGACCAGAGTCTTCAATTCTATCTAAGTAGTAGTAGGCAAATGTATAACTTGTGGTTGCATCGGGTACAGGCCAGAAATGCACCGTAATCCCCGTAGGCTTGCGCTCAATGTAATATTGCAACGGACGGCCCTGCGTCAGCTTGTTTGTCTGATGGGCATATTGGCTCACCGAGATCCGTTGCATGGTCAAATCAGATTGCCTTGAGGTGTTGCCCGCGTCTGTGCGCAACAGCCCTTCTATTATGTCTAACTTTTCAGATGTAAGGTCGTATGACGACGTTCCTGCAACAAGAGCCAAAGTGGCGTCTCGCACCGTCCAGAGATTAAGACCCCTGTTTTGCCATTCAAGCATGAGCAGATCAATGCTCCTACGAGCAGTTTTGTAATCATATCCACTGCGCAATTCGGAGCCAGCACGCTCAAACGCCTCTTCCATTATATCTGACAAGTCCAGAGTAAAGCCTGTTGTTCCGCTAGTCGCCATCTAAACAACAACCCCTCTGGTCCTTCCGCGCATGGCTATGCCATTCCTGCACTTAGCCTTGGGAATTCTGCCCCCATTCGCCATTCTTTTTCTTTTAGATCCGGGTGCGTTTTTGACCTGCTTTGCGGTTTGCGCTCTGCTAATTGCCATCTAGCTACCCTTCTTCCATTTTTTGGATTGTGACTGAGTTTTGCTCGGACTCCATTTGGTCTTATCCGACCAATATGCCGCAGACATCTTTCCCTTCTTGATGTTTTTTGCATGACGCGACTTAAACGCCTTGCGCTGTCCGACAGTCTGATTGGTTTTTACGCCTTGCTGGCCGAACCTAATAATCTTTTCTTTGCCGCCCTCACATGCTTTGACAATGTGCGACTTCTTTGAGTGACTGGGAGTTCTTTTTGGCTTGTTACAGGCCATTGCGCCCTTGTCAACGCGACCGCCCTTTTTGTAGTAGAGCCGCATTATTTACGATGCCTCGCTGTCTTCTTGGCAACCTTTTTGGGTTGCTTGGAGTGCTGTTTGCCTTTTTTTGTATCTGCCTTCTTTTTTCTGCTGGTAGCGGCATATTCCTTGTCTGAAAGAGACTTGATTGCTTTTTCAGGGAGATAACGCTCACCCGTGGCTTTTTTGCCTTGGGTGCTAGGCTTTCCAGACTTTGTGCGCCATTTCTGTTTAGTCCATTTTTTTAAGGACTTTTGCGACTCTTTAAGCGCCACGCTTAGGCTTTTTCTTTTTGGGTAAGGTGTTTTCTATTCTGTCTGCCTGCCCGGCATGCATCTTAGATGCCTTTCTAAGCTCGCGGATCATTTTGCGTTTTGCCGAATCAGTAAACTCAACCATTAGTCTTTATATCCTCCCCCGGCTTTTTTGTACGCGGCGGCAGTCATTTGCGCCTTACGCGCAGACCATTGCCCCGGCTTACCGCCCTTGCTACCAGCCTTTATTCGATTGAATATACGCTTACGCATTCCGGGCTTAGTATAGTTGCCAGCCTCGTTAACACGCGACTTAGGCTTTTTGGTCTTGCCGCCCTTCTTGTAGTACAGCCTCATCAGCCGTAACTCTTCTTTACCTTAAGCACGACATTGTATGAGTCACCGTTTCCGGCGCCGACCGTAGTAAAGTTAATATCTCCCGTCTTGCCAGAACCGGCGTTGTTGGGAATGCCGACAAAATCCGAAAAATCCACTGTGTCTGAATAGTCAGCGGGAAGCTCCCACGCAAGAACGTCAGTGGTGGCATCAAACAACAGCTCAACGCCCATACCGATGGTAGAATACCAAATACACTCTATCTGTACGCTAGTGCATGATTTTTTACTTGCTGGATCTACAGAAAGGGTAGACACGTCAATCTTAGTAACTGCCGCCTCGCCATTGCCATCGCTAACATTGGTAAACGAGAATATCGCCGTGCGAGGCCCGTCTTCAATAGTCTGGCTAGTAACTACATCAGCCATATTGTTCTCCTAAAAAGGGGCCGAAGCCCCGTTACGTTAGCTTAGGTTGATGTTCTGTTGATACAGGATTGTTACCCGAATCTCGCCAGCGTCTGTAGCGCCAGTAGTTGTCCAAGTAAGCTTCTTGTCAGCAGTGCCTGTGTCGGCCCACGCCAATGCGCCGCCAGCCTCTGT